CGCCATGTCGCGCTGGTCCACTCCTCCCATCTCGAACTGCTTGATTTGCTCTGGACTCTTGCCGCGATACCACCCATTGCGATCTGCAGTCCTCAGTCTATTCGCATCGTCCTCCATTCCAGGCGGGTACACCTGAACGACTCTGTGAGCGTCCGAGTCCTCCTCCATCCGGCGATGAAGCCTATTCTGAAGGTCGTGCATCCCCTTGAGGTTTACCGCTGGCGATGTCGGTATGATGTTGTCTGGCGTATCACCTAGTGAGAGGAACTTATAGGGACCGGCTTGAGAACCAACCCATTCGCGCTCAATTAGTGGCTCAATGTCTTCTTGGTCACACGCCATAGTCACGATGGAGTTGTTCTCTGCTATCCACAGGTCCATCAGCCAGACCATATCCTTCATGTCGTCGTCCTCGGCTTCTCCTTCGCCTGACGCGATGTCCCGTGCTGCTCCGGTGTAGTCTTGGCTAGCGCGGCTGGTCGGCTTGAGCTTGTCTTTGACCTTCTTCGAATAGCCCGGCTCATCCATGACCTTTTCGTAGTCGGCGCGGTATCTGTGGCCGCAGTACCGCATCTTCGTCAACTCTTTGGCGGACATGTCCAAGATCAAGTCGTCGAGCGAAACGCGATTAAGCCACGGTTCACCTGGGTCCATCCACACGTCTTCTTCCGACTCCAGCAGCCCGTGAAATCTTGTGTCAGTGTCGCGCATCATCACTACGCCACATCCAAGACAGAAGAAAGCATCCAGAACAATGGCACGAAACGTCTGGTCGAGCGCCATGTCGCTAATGAGTTTGTTCAGATTGACTTCGAACCTGCGAGCGAAGGCTAGATTTTCCGTCCGTGGAGTAGAGACTAAGACCTGCGGATTATTCGCTGCTAGGGCGACAACGTAGATGCGTGCAGTCTGGTTGATAAGGTTGACAAGCGTTCGATTCTCAGCACCACCCTCGGCGTACCACGATCCAACGTAATCCTTTATCAATGCCTTACGCACTCGACGAAAAGGCTCTAAGGCATTTCGCGATGAACGGATAGCCTTTAATAGACGCCCTCGTTTTTCGTCGTTGGAGAGGTCAATCATATCGCAGCCTAAAAAAGAACGAGGGGCCGTGCGTTTTCACGTCACAGCCCCTCTAAGGCGCGATGTTAGAGGCATCTATCGGTAGCTACTCCGAATATGCCTTATTGTTGCTGGACGCCTTACGCGCCAGCCCCTAGTTTTTTCGGTGGTTTTGTTCCTGTGTCTGATTCTGACTCGCCGTCTGCGAACCAAGTCTTTCGTGCTCGGGCTAAGTTGTCCACAGCCTGAGTGTACTTTAACGCATCATCGCCAGTGTTGTTCGAGCGGAGGCGTTCCAGTACCACTTTCATCTTCTCTTCAAACAGTTCTTCCATCGTTCTTCCCTTCAGGTTTAACCTCTGAAATGGATACTAGCATTAGTAGCCAACTACATCACGAAGTCCATAGCCAGGGCTACCGGACTTCACCACGCGGCGCTCTTGCTGCTCTCTCCACAAAAAGCTGCCATACTCTGGAATATGACCAGTTTCTTCGTCTGTGTCAATCTTATGAACCGCATTGTCTGTACTAAATACCATCCAAGCACCAGCGCTTGCAATGCTTCTATCGGCATGGTTCTTGTCTGACGCGCCCTTATTTTTCGACGGTGCATGAACGATTTTAGAACCGTCCCATTCATACTCGCCACCCTCTGTAATCATCTCTTCCGACCTCGGAGTGAACTTTCCCTGTTCCATTGCGAGTGCCATCTGTTCAAACATATCCGCTTTGTCCGCATCGCGGCACGGCCAGCCAGGCTTACGGCTTTTCTTCTGGGAACCGAGTTGCGTCACGTCCCGATAAAAAACGTTGCCATAATAAATAACTTCCATTATTTCCTTGGCGAAACCACCACTCACACCAGAATCTTCCCATCCCAGCAATGCGTTCCTCAGCCACATGCACAGCCCGACCACCCGCCGCGCGAACGGACGAGGTTCCATCCCCTTGATTGTGTACTCCAGCACCTGTTCGCCTGTCCTGTCGTCCAGAACGCTCATAACCGAGTTTGAAGAGTAGGCTCCAACTCCACCCGAAGCGATGTCACAGCCAGCAGTGAACGGCCCCAGTGGCGGCGAATCGTCGACTCCAGGACGAAACCAGAGTTTCAGCAAACCGTCTTCTCTGGGAATTAAACCTGTCAGTTTGCAAGATTCTGCGTCGAAGACTGGATTTCCTATCCAAACAGGAGCCTTGCAGTGCGTCCGCTTCATGCGGTCCAGAAGGTCTGAGGCAAAGACTTTCCCGACTGCTCCACGCGGGTTGCGGTCGAGCTGGGATGCAATCAATCGCGGTGTGGCTGTTGGGCGCAAGCAACGCATGTCATACCACGGAGACCTAATTACCCCTTCGTACTTAAATCCCTTCCGCTCCAACCTCGCTCTCAGGTCTGGGTTTTCTTTGTGGTATTCATTTACAAACGCTTGGTCCTCTGGTTTTATAGCAATCGCTACGCCTTCACGAACAATGTAAGCATGCTTGCTGTGTAAGGGGTGGTCCTTCCAGTCTAGGACAAGATGCACACCGTTGGTTTTTGTGTCGGGATTTTCGCAGGCTTCGTGAAAAACGCCCTGGTCCAAGTACCTCGCGCTCACAAGCCTGATGCAATTTGAGACATCCTGGATAGACTCTTGAACAGCCTCGTCCTTGCCGCCTGCAACGAAGTCTCTAGCGCCTGCTTCATCCACAGTGAACACCGTGGCACGACCACCAGCGGCTACGTCTTGCCCAGCAGAGTACCCTCGCAGCAGCGCACCATTATCATTGTTGATAAACGTGTGGTGCCCAAGGTGTCGCTCGTAATTTGGCCGCATCCAGAACGGCAGCTTCTCTATCGCCCAATTGACCTTCCACAGCACCGTTGAGCTATCGCTCTTGCTGTCGATTAAATCTTCATTTCTCGTCACATAACCAGCAGAGAACATCGGGTCTCGCAGCCAGCGACGAAGATCCACCCAAAGATAGCCAAAAGTTCCGCCCTGCGCGCGAGCTTTGTCGAGGATCACGTCAACCGAGCGCTCTTCACGTTCAGCTACGTCAATCGCTTCGTCCATCGCCACAAACACAGATTGCTGGTGCGGATATGGAACGAATGGAACGACCTTGAACCGTGCGCGGGGGTCGTATCCCCAACATCCAAAAGCCATCCAGAAACAGACATCAGCCATGCAGGCCTGATAGAGCGCGTCGCGGAATCGCTTGTCGGTCAGAGCCCTTTCTCGGCAGCGGATGCGCCAACGAAGGTTTTCAACGGGGTCGCGTGGGACCATATCGTAATAGGGGTTTGCCGTTTTGGTTTCCACCAATCACCCGCTTTGCTATAATGCCAGTGTCATAAAACGAAGCCCGCCCGATCTCGTAAATCGGAACGGACTTCTCAACACCACTCAGTTTTGAAGGAACCGAGCATGCCTGACTACGATTCTACCGTTCCCGCTGGCTTTCGTGTAATACCTGGCTTCCCGCGTTTCGCGACCGACGAACATGGTACGGTCCTGACTGTTTGTAGACGAGGCGCTGGTGCTGGGACAAATCGTCCTTGGACAGATGCCAAACGTCTCAAGCATGCATCAAACAAGGATGGATATCGCTTCGTCACGCTCAGTCGTGACGGTCGTGCCAAACGAATATTTGTACACAAGCTGGTGCTCATGACGTTTACTGGTCCATGCCCAGATGGGATGGAGTGCCGACATTTAGACGGCTGCAATACAAATAACCACATCCAAAATCTTGCGTGGGGCACCAGCGCCGAAAACCATCGCGATAAGCTTTTGCACGGCACTAGCTTAGGTGAGAGCAATGGCAGTTCCAAGCTGACTGCTGATGATGTCTTGGAAATCAGGAGACGCGCTGCAAATGGAGAATCAGCAAGGTCTATAGCCAAGGACTTCCCTGTGAGCCAGGTCAGCATCTCCAAAGTCGTGCGACGAGAAACATGGACGCACGTCTGACGCCACATACATGGTGATGGAAGCCTTGTAGGGGATACCGATTCAAGC